CTTGGCTGTCTCGGTAGGAATCGAACCTACAACCTTGTCCTTAACAGGGACTTGCTCTGCCTGTTGAGCTACAAGACAGCGAAGCAAACCTTTTATTTGGAGCGGGATACGAGATTCGAACTCGTACCACATGCTTGGAAGGCATAAATGCTAACCGTTAACACCAATCCCGCTCGAAACAAACTGATTTGTTCTGTGGACCAGACAGGTTCTGCCCCTGCTGCCTCATGCTTGCAAAGCACGCGCTCTCCTAATTGAGCTACTAGCCCACGCAACAAACCAGATACTTATTATACCATATTTCTATATTTTTATCAAGAGGGGTTTTTCAACCCCTCCAGTAAAAATACAGCAACAGCAACGACTTAGGGAAGTGTGATTTTGACGATACCTTTAGCGTATCGGATCAAGAATCCTAGATCTTCCCAGATTGCGAACACGTCCGCCATCTTGTTTACATCCTTCATTGTTTCGACCGAGAGGTCTGTACGAATTGCCAACACGCCGAGGTAATCGGCTGGAGCCAAGACGAAGCAGGCTGTGGAAGGAACAACGACTGATTCTAGAACATCGACGCCCATGATTCCACCTACGCGACCAGCTTTTAGGGCTGTGTCTTGGAAGTTAGGAGCGAAGATTCCGAGACCACCGTTACCGGTAGGAGCATTGTTGAACAACAGCAAGTCTCTGCGGGTTAGTGGGTTGATGTACAATTTGCTGGCAACCAAGAGCTTGGAGCTCAGTGTTACGATGGCTGTAGCCAATGTATACATGGACAATCCTGTTGCACCGTTTGCGATGACTGAAGGATTGTTTGTTGCGGCTGTGGTACCGGCCAACGATGCTGCTGGGGTCTGATTTGTTAGACCTGAAGCAAAGTTGATGAGGTTGTAACCACGTGTGTCTTCCTGGAGCATGATCGATGCTTTAGCGCGTTCCTGCGTGCGGTTCAAGACGTCATACTTACGGAAGTTTGATTCATTCCAACGGATCATTGGGCGAGTAGAAATAGGCGACGTTTCTACGCGGATACGATCAGCTAGAACTTCGAGCTGTTGTGGAAGACCTTCGACTGAGATGCTTGCTGCTGGAACGTCGACATCGGCGTCGAACACTGCTTCCTCTCCGAGAGCTAGCTTGTAGGTCTGGAAGAGTTGGCGGATGCGTCCTTCGTATAGAAGTTCGCGTTTCAGTGGGCTCAACATCTGTTGTGCAATTTTCTGCAATCCACCTGGCGAGTTCATCAAGCGGGTGAGCTTCTGCTCAACTTCTGCGCTGGAAAGAACTTCAAGGGATGCTTCTTTGTTAATGTCGTTCATATTGTTCTCCTTTAAAGTACATGTCAGTCTCGCGACCGATCATGCTTACAACTAGATTTTATCTATTTAGAGCTTAGATAGAAAGCTTGATTTCCAACTGTGTTGGATCGGTAGCAACGTCGAAACTTACGACATAACCAACGATGACTGTGCTTGTAGCATCAGATGTGATGAGACCATCGGTTACTGCAGAAGCATAGACAGGCTGATTGATTGCGTACACAACTCCGCCACGAGCATAGGGATAACCACGACCATCGTCAAACAGAACGAAGTCTCCACCGTTGTTGTAGACAGACATAAGTCCACCGCGGTTGAAGTTGGTGTAGTCAAAACCTTGTCCTGCGACTTCACCGTTTGCTGGCTGAAGAGGGAAGAAGATGTTGGATTCGATTGCTAAGCCGAAAGGCTGACCTGCTGTTTGGGTGTGAACCCAAGGAAGCAATTGGCCTGCTGCGTTCAACTGTAGAATGTCTCCACCAACGATATTCCCAGAGGCGATTGGATATGACACGGAACGATTTACTTCTTTTACTTGTCGAATTGCCATTTTGGAACTCCTTGATTTTTTTTATGGGACTTGGACCGGTCTTATCGTCGCTAATCTAGTTGTGGATCTTATTTTAAAGGTCTCACATCATGTTGTGAGAAATCTGTTTCTTTTATACTTTTATACTTCACTTACTTTAAAACGTACAATGTTATACTTTCTCACAATTATAACAAGGTTTGTACTCGAGTACTTCTTTTACAAATCTTATTGAGGACGATTCTTTGTCCCGAATGTATCAAAGATTTTCTTAAGCATTGCATCTTCGGAAAGCTCTTCACCAAACGAAGGTGAAACATAGATACGGCTTGCTTTCTTTGTATTTACGGAAGATGTTGGTGCTTTTAGATCAGCTACGACCTTCTCAGTGGCTAGAAGTGAATTATCATCCATTGCCATTAATTCTTTCTGCTTGGCGATGATTGCATGTTCGAAGGCTTTCTTCTGAGCATCTAATAGGTACGTACCAATCTGCATTTCATAGGCATATACTTCTTTGTCCATTTGAATTGCATCTTTTTCAACTAAAGCAGCTACAATTTTCTTGCAGCGTTCTTGGCGAGCTTGCAATACAGAAGCGAACTTACGAACTTTCTCTTCTTCCTTAATTGCTGCTTCCTTAGCTACAATGGCTGCTTCTTTTTCTGCTAGAGCTGCTTCCTTTTCCTTAAGAGCAGATTCTTTCATTGCGAGAGGATCTTCATGTGCTTCTGGAGACTCTTCAGGTTTTGGCTCTTCCATCTTCTGCTCTATTGGAGCAACTGTTCCAGGCATTTCTGGTTTTGCTTCCTCTGCAGGAAGACCAAGAACTGCTTTGAGCAATGGAAGTACAACGGCCATGTCTGCGCCAAATCCATCTGGGAGACGTTTTACTTCTTGACCGTCTTTAGAAATTATAATTTCATTTGTTTCTTTATCTTTCATAGCGGAATAACCTTCACCGACTTCAACGTTTTCAGTTGTGTCGAATGCAGATACTTCTGCTTTTGGCTCATCAACCTTAGGACCATCGAGAGCAGGTGCGCCTGGAAGATCAGCTGGTTTCTCTTCAACCATATCTTCAATTCCGCCTTTATCTTCACCCATTGGCATTTCGGTTGCAGCTTTCTTATTAACTGATTCAATATCTTTAGGATCTGACTTTAAATCTCCACCTTCACGCGCACTCTCAGGGGTATCACCGGCTGTTTCCTTAGAAAGAGCTGGTTTATCCTGGACAGCTTCAACTGGAGCAGCGGATTCAGATTTAGCTGCTTCTTTTACAGAAGTTTCAGCCTTATCACCCATTTCTTTCTTACCATCTGGATGAGTTGATTTCTCTGCACTCTCTTCATCTTTCTTGCCCTGTGGGGGAAGAGTTGTACCATCGACTGCTTCATCAGGTTTCTTCGTTAAATCTGGTGTCTTGTGTTCTTTATCGCCTTGGGCGCTTGTTTCAGGAGCCGAAGAAGGTTTTGCACCGCCAGGAACAGTTGTTCCTTGGACAGACTCTTCAACCTTATCACCCATGGATTTCTTACCTTCGGGCAATGTTGATCCTTCAACGGATTCGTCTGGCTTACCATCAGATGCTTGCTTTTTCATATCGGTCTCCTGTGAAGATTTCTTAGATGGAACATCCATGCCTTTTTCGCGAGCCTCAGAATAGGCTGCAGCAACTGCTTGAGCTTGGGACATACCGTCTTCATCTACATGTTTTTTGACATGTTTCTTAATAAATTCTTGTGCTTCTGGGGACATCGAAGCCCAACTTAAAAGAGAAGATTTTTTCTCGGACTTATCATCCTTTTTATCTTCTTTCTCTTCGGCTTCCATTAATTCTTTACCCTTAGCAACATAATCTGTTTTTACTTCTTTCTCAGATTTATCGTGTTTCTTTTCCTCTGGATTTTTGGGTGTGGTTTTCACTTCTTTCCCCTCTGCTTCTGGCTTTGGTTCAGAATAATCTGTTTTTACTTCTTTTGCCTTAGGAGCAGCTGGACCAGTTTGCCCTTTTTCCTGACCTGGCATTTCAACCTTAGAATCTTTTACTTCTTTTGGTGCAGGTGCGGCTGGACCTTTTTGACCAGATTCTTGACCTGGTTTTTCAAATTTAGGATTTGTTGGATAATCATGCTTCTTATTAGAAAGTCCGGTTGTTGGTTTTACTCGCTTACCATCTGGACCAAGCTTTGGTTCAGCAGCTGTTTTGGAAAGCTTATGTTCTACAGACCAATCTTTAGCAAGTTTTTCTACACCACCAGCTGTATAACGAGAAACAATCTCTTTAGCATACTCAGGGCTTGTTGCCCAAAGCTGATCAGAGAATGATAGAACTTCAAAGTCCGATCCCCAAATATCACGGAGCGATGCTTCAATTACAACTTCATCACCATCTGTTACAGACCATGTTGAATCTAAAACGTTGTTTTTATCTTCAGTGAATTTAGCTTGAACTTTAGGAGTCTCAGCAGCGAGTGCTGTTTTAACCTTAGCTACGATCTTAGAAAAGAAGTTCTCTTCCTTTGCAGCTGAATCAGCCAATATCTCGGCTTTCTTGGTCTTACCAACTACGTACGACTCAAGCTGCTCCATTTCATAAGCAGAAATTTTATTTAAAATCTTTTTTGTTTCATCATTAAGGGCGACGTTCTTATCAGCCATGGACGACTCCTTTTCAACTGCTGGGAATATCCCAGTTAAATCAGCTTTTAATTGTGACTTAGTTGCATCATCTAATTTTAGAAAAACTTTTTCCATCTCTGCAGCTAAATCGAGTTGTTCTTCTTTTGGTAAAGAAGCATTTTTCTTAATATGACTTTTCATATTAGAAAGAACGTTCTTAATGATTGCAGTAGGATCAGCTGGAACGCCTACGATTGAATCTTCATTAAAGACGATACCCTTATTGATCGAGAATGCGGGAATAAGATCACCCTTCTTAATATTATAATCAGGGAAATCAACTTCGGCTGGAAACTCACGGCCAAGAGCCATTCCCATATGTTCACATTTCTCATCAGCATCAGAGTGAAGAACATTACCACAAATAGAACAGATTGACTCGTCAACCGAACAACCCATGCTTGTGCTGTTCAACTCACCTGTTTCAATCTTACGACAAATTTCAGGATGGAGAGTACGATCGATCTTACCCACCAACTCAATATAAAATTCTCCGGTTTGAGGATCATCGATTGGCAAAGCATCGATAATCTTACCGATAGAATACAAGGAACTCTCAGAATTATGATCTAAAAAGATGTTGCGGCCAACGAACGTCTCATAGGCTGCTTCTAATTCTTTACGAGGAAAGTAGTCTTTGTTTCCGTTAAAGTTCCAACCACGAGTACCTTCTTTGGTCATTGGACCTTGATCACCGGCCGAGATTGCACGGGCACGATAATACAAGAAGTCAGAATTCTTTGGTTCAAGAACTTTAGAAACAATAGGTTTGGATGCTTCTACTGTTGGTCTCTCTGTAAGCAAATCTTCAGCAACTGCTGCTGTCTTTAAGATTCGAAGGTGAGACCCTAATTTCATTAAACTCATGATTTATCCTTTAAATAATCCAGTAATCCAATTAGGTACTTTCTGGCTTGTTTCTTTATTAAAATTTTTAATCTCGTCCCAGTCCTCATCAGTTAATTCTTTTTTTACTGGAATCGATTCTTCAACTGGCTCTTTCTCTAATTCTTTGAGCCATTCTAAATATTCTTCATCAGACATACGATCTTCCATCTGATCTTGCTTCTCAAAAGGGTTTTTAATCTGCTTATGAACTTCTTTGGGTACTTGAATAACCTTTTTCTCTGGCTTCTCAGGAACAACCTCAACCTTTGGAGCAGTTGGAGCAAGAGGCTTTATCGTTGGTACCTTAATTGGTTCATTAACAACTGGTGCTGGAGCTTTCTGAACTGGAGCAGGACGATTAGTTCCAATCGCTTCATCAGTCTCACCATATGAATCTACAGTAACAGGTGGAAGACCAGGACCACTTACAGTCAACGTACAAGAGTTATCACCAGGATGTGAACGAGAAAAAAGTGGTGCATCATACTCTGTTGTATTTAAAAAATCTTGTAAACCCCAAGTTTGTCGATTCAAATCCATGCATTCGCTATGATGGGAACCATTTGAATTCCAAGTAACTTGGTTATATCCGTTCTGCAATAAATTTTCAAGGACTGGACCTGACATATCTTGACGATGATTCCCAGCCGCTTCTTTATTGATTCGGCAGATCCTCATTGCTTTGATTGCGAGATTCGATAGCCAGTTTTTTTCCATATTCCCACTCTAGATAATCAAGATTATTTAATGGGATAAATCCGGTATTGCAATCACAAACAAATTCAAATCCACCGTACTCTTCACCCATGTCTTGAAAGCATTTTTTCATGCCATGATGATCATGGACTTCCCAACAGTGACCGCAGGTTCTACACTCATTGTCCCGTGACATATTTATATTCGAGAAACGCTAAGTTATCCTGTGGCAAAAACTCTGAACACTTACAATTCCCAGCCACTACATTCTGACATAAACTTGGATTGTGCTCGATATCAGTGTGTGATATATAGGAATGTTTGCATGTACGACACTTCTCAAAACTTTTTGGATTTTTAATCCGACGAAGAGGCATTACTTTACCTCATCAATACCATGTTTTTCTAAGATTGCTTTTGCAAATTTAATTTTATCGTAACAATCATCTTTGATCGTACGTTTGAGTTGAGTAAGCTGACGTTCGGAAATATCAGAGATTCTGATAAGATCCAAAACTCTACCCATGTATTTCACCATTACTGCTTCAAACATAACAGGAACGTTAAGCTCTCCATCTTCAGTAATGTAGTTTAATTCTTTCTTTTCGCCTCTTTCATTGCTATCATGGACCATAAATTCCTCGCTTTTCGTGACTTTTTTGAGATAAAAAATTGTTGGAACGTAGTGCTCCTATTATAATGCTGAAATATTATACTTTTTTACTTAAAAGATTCTTATTTACTAACTTCAAAACCAGACGACTGAAGTCGTTCAATGAGAATATTTAAATCATCAGAACTATAATTATTAACACCAATGCTCTTCAAAGCAGAATGAAGCTGATCTACCGTTAGCTTCTTCGATGATACTTGTTTCAAGATCATCTGGGCTAAAAAGTTAGGATCAATGCTAAAAGAAGCATTCTTAACTACTTCAAGTTTATTAGGTGAACCGCGTTTGTTTAATGCCATATTAACCTCTTATTATAAAAATTGGGGCTGTCCTAACAGTTTTTATTCAATTAGAACAGCCCCTAATTCTTAGGCTACTAACTGAGTACCGTCGTTTGGACAGAATTTAACATCTTTCTTGCGTTTATACCCACAGCTGGTACAAACTTCTAGGATCTTAGTTGTGCCTTTTACCGTAAGACGAATGGTAGTAGGCTTAGAA